TGATTGGTAGTTGGTATTGCGTCGCTAGATGGCGACGCGATGCGCATCATTATGGTTCCATTGCCACGACCGTCCTCCTCGTGGTATTTTCTCTTGCTTATAGTTCATTGGTTGCGCATTGTTGTATTGGGTCGTGTGCGATGATTTCTTATTGCATTTGTTACTTCTTGGCGCTTGGTGAGGATGGGTATTGTTTTGAAAGCGCCGTTGGATTTACTAGATTGCCACCGTTTGTTGACAAGGGTCAATTTCTTGAAGCTTGTCCGGCGGCGGGGGATTTGCCCGTCACCGTAGTTGGCGAAATGCTACATTATCTGCCGGATGCGGATCGGAGATTGTGCCAATTTCCCGATGACGTGCTGTTGGGCGCCAATTCACAACAACAGGCATTAGAGGACTTGGCCAATTATGCACGGGATATTTCTAGTCGTATGCCAGTTTCTGGACAGTTGAATGGTCAGTTGAGCAGGTACGTCGGGTCTACAGCCTTGGAGTTGCCGATATTCCCTCGACGACCCAATCTCCATGCCTTACATGCTCACCGTCGGATCCGCGGGGATGAGGAGGAGTTTTATGGTCATGCCATCACCCGTCCAATGAACACCGTCTCGGCGTTGGAGGCATCGAAGGTGTTGCTGTCTGGCATGGAGGTTCTGGGGTCCACTGAGGAGCGTGCCGCAGTTGCCTTGGATGCTTTCTTTGAAGGCATAGCTACTTCGGTACCACCATCGTCTCCACAGTATCATCGGTTGTTGGCACTGATAGGGCCAATGAGATACTCGCCTCGCATAGAGGAACACAGAGCAGCTGGTACAATTAGGCGTGCCGCATTGAATCATGCCATCACTACGTTACAAGGCGCAGTTGTTGGGCTTATTTCACCTAGCAAAGCGGAGATGCACGCTTTTCCTAATGCTGCAATTTGGGAATACACGGATGCGTTAGACGCTTCGAGACGCACAAAGCATTGTGCGCAATGCAAACTGCCGACGTGCAAAGTACGTGATGAGGCGGCGAAGGCTGGAAGAGTCTTACGCTCCAACGACTGGCAACGTGCTGCGGGCCATTTCAAGCGGTTTGATGTCAGCTCGTTGCTGATGATCAACATTGAACCAAACATAGATGCACGAACGATTGTTCAGTTGATGGTGAAAGCAGAGGTCTTCAATGCTTTGTCGCAGTTTTCCATAGACTGGCGTGCGTTGATGGGCCGTAAGGTCTATGATTCCTTGACAGAAATGACAACGGAGCTGGCGTTCGGCAAGGTTGTGTCTTCGTTCCACGACGGCGGTGATTATGTGCAAGACTTGCAAAAAGTCCGTCAACTTTTTGCCCCCACGTTTGCTGCGGGCCATTCGTTGAGACGTACGATCATCTTTGGTGATCATGCATCCCAATACCACAACCTCACCCTTAGTGCTGGGGGATGGGCAACTCGGTGTTTACCGTCTTATGAACATTATTACTTCATCCGTTTGATTATGCCT